ATAACTGACCAAGCATTCTGAGCAATCTCAGTAAACTTCTTGAAACCAGTTTCGCTAGCTCTACGCATATACTCATTAGCCATAGTGTATTGATAATCATCAACAATGATCGTCTTGATTTCAGGACGTTTCTCGTTGATGTAATTCAAACATCCAAGAATCTCATGAGGTACATCTGTTGAACAGAATCTACCTTTAGGGTTCTCTTTGTCGAATACAGGATATTTAGTCTTCCATCCTTTGAATGGTAACGCCTTACGAGCTACGTTTACAATGAATGTTGACTCAGGGTTTAAGTTCTCGATTGAAGTGGATTTCCCTGTTCCACTAGCGCCAACTACTAATACTTCTTGTGCCATTTAAAATAGATTAATTTCGGTTTTTACTTTTTCTTCTTCTGCATGCCTTGCTGCCCATTTAGTACCTCTAAACTCTGGATGCTTTTCTTGTAGTTTACGGCGACAACGTCCTATACCCTCAAAAGAAGGGTATGTTTTGTTGTTTAAACCTTTTAGAAAATCTTTAGTGCTTAGTGTATCAATGTCAACACCATAGTCTAGCAATACAAATGCATACAGAACGTAATCGCTATTTCTAGCTGTAAACTTATTAAGTAGTATCTTGGATACTATCTTCTCGTACTTCTTCACTTTCATTGCTCGAATAGGTTGGTGGTTTAGCATCTAATATTTGATTATGAGCCAAATCATTCTCCATTAAAGCAATGCAAGGCTCGCCCTCTCTAACCTTCAAGTAATGCCAAAATATAGCATTATCTGTAGGCCATCTCTTTGGGCCGTATGCCCTAATACCAAGCATCTCTGGTCTGTGTGTTACTACAACAATGTCAGAATACATATAACATGCATCTGCACCAAAGATGTCTTGTTTCTTAGGGTAATGTAAATCAGGGTTTTGGATACGCTCTGAATTCTCTATGTTACGATTCATTTGAGATATTAGAATAAATGCCACTCTAATAACTTTCTTTAAACCATTGAACATAGCCATCAGATCATAGAGTAAATCTCTATCTTGTGCGCCTCCTGCCTTCTTTACAAGCAGAGTATGATCTAACATAACTATAACAGGTTTATCTTTTTCTTTAGAGAACGCTAATATAGTTGCTTCTAAAGATTTGACACTACCTGGTATATCTACGTAATTTATATCATACTTATTTAACTTGCGAGCTTCTTGTACTGCATTCATATAATAGTTGTCATTCAAAGTAAATTTGTCTGACGCACTATATAACTGCTGTGTAGTAAGTTTCATCTTATTACTAAGTTTACGGCCAATTAGCCGTGAAGATAGCATCTCAAAGTTAAATGATAGTATTGCAAAATCATCCTCTTGATTAAGATCTTTCAATCCTGTCTCAAGTTGGCCTAATACTGCAGTTTTACCGCTACCAGACATACCAGCAATAGTTGTGATAGTCTGCCATTCAATCCCTCCCATAGAAATGTTATTAAACTTTTTCCATGGGGTGGTTAGAGATTTAATAGTTCCCTTTCTTCTACCATCTATGTAGCGTAATGCTGCACTAGAGGCTTTAGATATGTGGCGCCAAGGTAACGCTTTGTGTTCCTCGCTCATATTAAATCTTCTCCGTATTTTTGTTCCTCACTCGCTTTTGGAGGTTCTATTCCATCATACATAGTCCAAGCTTCTTGGTTTAAGTATGTGCTCATCATTTTCCAACGCGGTCGAAACTCATTAGTATAACTGGCTTGCTTTCTGTCTTCATGTTCAGCTGCAATAGCTTTAAGAATAGTTTCATGCAATCCAGGACTTCTCTCTATTAATGATATGTATTTAAGCTTATTACGCTTCATATCATTATGTAAAGGTCTGCCTTGATCCCTCATAGGATAGGCAATTACAAATTGATTCCAACAATCTTCACATCCTCGCACTTTAAATAAATCCAACGCTTTTTGACGGAGCACAAGAGACTGATCGGGCATTATTTTAACAAAGCCTCGTGTCTGTAATTTTACACTGTCTATAGGTAGGATTTCTAAATATTTCTGAACTTGTTTATCTCCTTCACTTTTAAGAAGCATGTAAACAAATTCGCTAGGAGTGAGATGGTTGCCTTTCAACTTGGTTAAGTTCAAAGATACTTTCATCGCAATTTAGGTATTTATCAAGTTCCTCTTCAGTTAAATCTACCAGAACCTCATCTGGTAAACATCTCATTTCTTCTTCACATTTGATACAATTAATCATAACTGTTTAAATTGCCATTGGCATCCCAATGAGGCGCCATGAGAAGATATAAATATACGTCTTTTTCAGTTACTTTGCAACCAAATTCCGCTTTCATTATATCTGCCACAGCACTCGGAGGTAGATCAATTAAGTCTTCATAATAAAATTTTAAAACTTGATACAAGCTGTAAATTTCATGCATTTCTAACTTTTTACCTCTGTAGGGACTATCCTTCATACTTACATTTTAGAACGGTAGGCTCTCATGTTTTAGCATATCAACATAAGGATCTATCGAAAATTCTTTTGTAAATGTATGTAATTTAGTGTATTTTTCCAAAGCATTCATAGGGTGCGCACTTTTAAGAGCTTCTGTGCATGCATTATATGCAGACCAAGCTGTACGCTCTGTAAATGCGGAAGAATTAAACCATTCATCTGTTGCTTTCTTAAGCTGTGCACCATTTAGTACACCCTCATTAACAAATAATTGGCCTAAATAATTTCCTGCGTCTGTATCGCTAAAATGTATTTGTTCCATAGTCAATTTGTCTTCAACAGATTGATCATAACGACGATCTACATCATCAAATAACTTTTGTATAAGTTTATCCAGATCATCTTCTACATTCTGCGTGTGTTTACGCATTTTAATAATATCACCTGTAAACATAAGGTTAGAGCATACTACTACTGATGCTCCACCACATACACCTATAGGTAATGTTTTGTCATAAGAATTACGAAAGCCAATACTTCTATTCATACCACTACCTGATAACTGAGAGCCATCATGAAATGTCATACTACCAAACATCTGTTGGCCTCTATGATTTATTTCTAACTTTGTCTCAAAAGGTGAGGTATTGTAATGCTTTGTACCTGCTTCTTTAATTTTTGTAACTAATTCTTGGTGACTTACTGGTATGTAAGTCTCTGTTTGCTCAGGGACCTTGATAAGGCCCAACTCAGCGAAATCTACTAACTTTGCCATTGCTTCCGTCTGTTTTAGGGTATCTAATTGTTTCTACATGCCTATGCTTTTGATAGGCTTTTGGGTAGTCAAATCCAAACATAAGACGGAATATATTTGTAGTAACATATCCCGTCATATCTTTTTCTTGTTCTTCTACCTTTTCCTCTTCTATAAGAGGTTCATAGTTTAAATAATTTTTACTAGGCATGAGTGTGTTTGTTTTCTAGTTTGTCTACTTTACTTTTTAAAGTTAAAATCTCTTCAGTTATTAGTTTTAGAAGCTTACCTTGTTCGGTTGATGCAGTAGTAAGTTTTTCTATAGCTTTTGCTATTTCTTCTACTATATTGTTTGTTGCTTCTTCATGTGCTTTTACACGCTGTTCAATAAACAGTTTTTTCATTTCGCCCATACTTAATGGTTTTTTAATATTAGGTTAATACTCTTTAAATTATTATTTGGTATATTCATTATATGAATAAATTCACAAAATTTCTATACGCATTAATAATGGTGATAGTTTACTCCATAGCTATATTTATTTAATTGGTTGAAGCAAAGAGAGTAAGTTCCCACCACCCTCTATACTTTCAACGCTGACTTTTAAATCCCAGTTTAAAAGTTTTGCCTCAACTTCACTAAAAGCTATTAAATGTTGAGGACTTTAGTTATGCAGCGTTCACGTAGCTTGCTCACGTATTAAAATAGGCTCCCAGGTTTGGTATCGAAGTCTTACGCTCGGTAGCTGGGATTATTAGAGTTTAACCGTTAATCACTCATGCCTAATTTACATAACTTGTAGTCTTATTGGTATTGTTGATCCACATTCCTCTAGTTATGTTAAAAAATATATCTAATTGTATTCCAAGGTATAATCTTTTCATGTAAAGCCTTAAATGCATCTATGTACAAATGCTTTAGATGTCTAGCATACCTTATGTTAGTTCCACCATATTGTGAAACTTTTTCTTCCTGTATTGCAGGATTCCACAAGTGAACCTCTGTTTCAGGGTGTTTTACTAAATTCTCTTCATGTTTTTTCTCGTTATGTGTTAAAAATATTACCTCTGATAATACCTTGTCCTTATTACTAACGTGTTTGTTAAGTAACTCAAACAATTCTTCATAATCTTCTAACCAGGTATCTTCTACAATTACTGGACTGAAGTTAACATGCACATCATAGCCTGCATCTATAAATGTATCGATAGCTTTTATTCTATCAATAATCTTAGATGTGTGTGG